TAAAGTGGTGTTAGCTTTCTTTGGAATTGAAAAGAATGGAATTAATATAAACCAAGAAGAATTTAATAAATACTATGAACCAAATAAAGAATTTTATTCAGTTAAAGACAACAGAGTTTACACCAATTACAATTTGGTCACAACAACTCGTAGACCAAGTAATACTTTCAATGGCATTAATTTTGCCGCTTTAAATAAAGACAATGGCTCAAGGAGAAGCTACATATCGAAGTATGGGTTCATGGAGTTCGATATTAGCGCATACCATCCCAATCTTGCTGCTCGTTTGGTTGCCATGGATTTTAATGGACAAGATGTCCACCAAACATTCGCTTCGCTCTATGGCGTTTCGTACAAAGAAGCAAAAGAACTCACGTTCCAACAACTCTATGGTGGCGTATTTAAAGAGTACGCGCATTTGGAATTTTTTCAAAAAGTAAGTAAGTTTATTGAAGAGAACTGGAAAGAGTTTAATGAGCAAGGAAGAGTAGAAGTTCCGTACTCGGGGTATATTTTTGAGAAGGAAAAGTTGGACAAAATGAATCCACAAAAACTTTTTAATTATATGTTACAAAACATAGAAAGTGCTGTAAACACATATATACTGATGGATATACATAGGTTACTGAGAGGGCGCAAAACAAGGATTGTGTTGTATACTTATGACAGCTTTTTATTTGAACTTGGAGAAGACGAAAAAGATATAGATATTGAAATAGAAAACATATTTAAAAAATATAAGTTATTAATTAAGAAAAGTTATGGAAACACCTACGATTTTACAGAGGCCTAAATATATGTATGGGGGATACGATTTTGATCCAACTAATATACGTGACGTGAATAATAAGTTATTTTGTACCTTTACTAGCCTAGAAGATTTAGATGAACTAGTAAATGGAATCACAAGCTCATACTCTATAATGTATAATAAAATGTTTGTCTTGTATGTTAAAAGTACAGATGAATATGTTGTTACATACAATGTTGAGCAAGGTAATGTAAGTGATATTCCTGAGAATACTATTTTAGTACATAGAAAAAAAGATACTAATACACTCTATACAATAAATGCTCTAAATGAGTTAATTAAAAAATTAAATGGTGGTGTTGTAGATCCACAATATAGAGTGAGTTGGCAACATTATAGGAATTGTATTTTATTGACTAACCACAATGAGTTAAAACAATTAAATACAAAGATTTATAAGATTATTGAGCTATAGTTTGGCCCATTAATCAGTTTTTATTAAATTAAGTTATAAACAATGTATAAGTTATGGATTTGAATGAAATTCGCAATCGATTAAACGCCATGCAGACTAAATCTGCTCCAAATGGCGGAGGTGACAAAAAAAACATTTTTTGGAAACCAAGTGTAGGTAAGCAGACAGTACGAATTGTACCGTCTAAGTTTAACAAAAGTAACCCATTTTCAGAGGTTTATTTCCACTATGACATTACTAACCGAGTAATGATTTCTCCAATCAACTGGGGTGAAAAAGATCCTATTGTTGAGTTTGCTAAGCAACTTCGTGGAACTAGTGACAAGGAAAATTGGCGTTTGGCTAAAAAATTAGATGCTAAAATGCGTATTTTTGTTCCTGTTATTGTTCGTGGTGAAGAAGCAGAAGGAGTTAAATTATGGCAGTTCGGTAAGGAGTTGTATATGGATTTCTTGAACCTGGCAGATAATGAAGACATTGGTGATTTCACTGATGTAGCAACTGGTCGTGATATTGCTTTGACTACAGTAGGACCTGAAGTCACAGGCACTAACTACAACAAAACAACCATTATGCCTAAAGTTAAAGAAACTCCATTGAGTGCTAATGCTGAAGAGGTTCAAAGCTGGTTAGAGAATCAACCAAAACCAGTAGATGTATTTAAAAAATGGTCTTATGACGAAATGAAAGATGCTCTACAGAAATGGTTGGCACCTGATGAACCAGAAGAAGGAGACATCATTGATGATGAAAATGAACCAGAAGCTGAAGTAGTTTCTTCTACTAAAAATTACGCTCTTAAAACTCCAACTGCTCCTAAAGCAAGCAAAGCAGAAAAATTTGATTCTTTGTTTGATGAGGAAGATAATGACTTGCCATTTTAATTTAATTGAATATGCCTAGACCTAAGAAAAATGAATCACTTACGGCCGCTGTCTCTGCTGAGATTAGAGCCAATTTTAATCTTGATAAATTCAAGGAAAAGAAAATGCTTAACAGTAATGTTAAGTTTAAAGAACAAAAATGGATTCCTCTTAGCCAGGCATTTCAAGATGTTACATCTGTTCCTGGAATTCCTCAGGGACATATTGTACTTCTTAGAGGTCACAGTGATACAGGTAAAACAACTGCTTTGATTGAAGCTGCGGTAAGCGCTCAAAAAATGGGTGTTTTGCCTGTATTCATTGTAACTGAAATGAAATGGAATTGGGAGCATGCCATGCAAATGGGTTTGCAAGTAGATCTTGATGTAGATGAGGAAACAGGTGAAGTCACTAATTATAGTGGTTTTTTCCTTTATGTTGATAGAGAAAGTTTGCATACTATTGAAGATGTAGCAGCATTTATTTTGGATATGGTAGATGAACAGAAAAAAGGTAATTTGCCTTATGATTTGTTGTTCTTGTGGGACTCAATCGGTTCTGTACCATGTGAAATGTCTGTTAAATCTAATAAAAACAATAATGAATGGAACGCGGGTGCTATGTCAACCCAATTTGGCAACAACGTAAATCAAAAAATCACACTTTCCAGGAAGGAATCATCTCCTTACACTAATACTCTCTTATGTGTAAATAAGGTTTGGACAGCTAAAGCTGAGGTACCTATGGGTCAACCAAAACTTATGAATAAGGGAGGCTTCGCGATGTGGTTTGATGCCACATTTGTAATTACCTTTGGTAATATCGCTAACGCTGGTACTAGTAAGATTAAAGCAATTAAGGATGGTAAACAAGTAGAATTTGCCAAACGTACTAACATCCAAATTGATAAAAATCATATTAATGGTGTTACAACCAGAGGTAAAATTATCATGACTCCTCATGGCTTTATTAATGATGTTGATAAAGAAGTTAAAGCCTATAAGGATGCTCATGCCAATGAGTGGATGAAAGTTCTAGGTAGCATGGACTTCGATATTTTCGAAGAAGATGAAACATTTGAGACTATGAATGTATTTGAACAAGAGCCAGATTAATATTGGCTTTATTCAAAATATTTGTTATATTCATAGTAATGAACAAAAAAGAACTTTTACAGCTTCTTGAAACCATGGAACAAGAGACACCTGTCTCAAACCGACATGATAGAGTTCTATTAATAGATGGATTAAATTTATTTTTTAGAAACTTTACAACTATCAAATATGTTAATGAGGCAGGTGCTCACGTTGGTGGCTTAGGAGGTTTCATCCGCTCACTTAATTTTTTAATTAAGCAAATCCAACCAACATCCGTATATGTAGTATTTGATGGAGTAGGTTCTTCTACTAACAGGAAGAATCTGCTCCCCGAATACAAATCAGGTAGAAATTTAACTCGAGTCACTAACTGGGATATTTTTGATTCATTAGAAGATGAACATGATTCTAAAGTTGACCAATTAGTTAGATTAATTCATTATTTAAAGTGTCTGCCTGTTAAAACAGTTAGTATTGATAAAGCAGAAGCAGATGATATTATTGCTTTTCTAAGTAATAAATTACCTGAAAAACATAACTCCCAAGTCTTTATAGTTTCTAATGATAGAGACTTTATGCAACTAGTAAATGATAAAGTTATTCTTTATCGACCAGCTGAAAAAGAATATTTTGATAAAAAAGCTGTTAAGGAAAATTTTGGAGTACTAGTTGAGAATTTTATTTTATATAAAACATTAATGGGAGATAATTCGGATAAAATTGAGGGTGTAAAAGGATTAGGTGAAAAAGGATTAAGAAAAAAGTTCCCTGAATTAGCTGAACGTCCTATGTCTTTTAGTGATTTAATTAATTTATGTGCTTCAAAGTATAAAGAGAATGTAACGTATTCTAAAATTGTATTTGATGCTGATAGGTTAGAAAAAAACTATAAAGTCATGGATTTAAGCAATCCTATCATTAGCCAGAATGATGAATTGTATTTAGAAGAATTTATTGATGAACAAATACCAGAATTAAATTTAAAAGCATTTATGCGTTTATATAATGAAGATGGTTTAGGTAAAACAATTCTAAATACTGAGTTTGTAATTAATGAGGTTTTTAAAGTATTAAACAGTTATAGATAAAAAAGTTATATGACATTAAATAATTTATCCCAATATGGAATGGGATTTCAAATCAAAGTACTATCTTCCCTACTAACACATAAGGAATTTCTACTAAATATCCAAGATGTGTTAAGTGAAGAATATTTTGATAATCAAGCGCATAAATGGATTATTAAACAAATTCTAAATTACTTCCAGAAGTACCATACAGTACCTTCAATGGATGTTCTAAAAGTAGAGTTAAAGAAAATTGATAATGAAGTACTTCAAGTATCTATTAAAGAACAACTCCGTGAAGCTTATAAAGCCTCAGATGAAGATCTTAAATATGTTGAAGAAGAATTTTCAAATTTCTGTAAAAATCAACAGCTTAAAAAAGCGTTGTTAACCAGCGTAGATTTTCTTAACGCCGGGGATTATGACTCTATTAGGTCTATGATTGATAACGCTTTAAAGGCGGGTCAAGACAAAAATATTGGTCATGAGTACAATAAAGATACTGAGTCTAGATATAGAGAAGATAATAGGGTAACTGTTCCTACTCCTTGGGAACCATTTAATGATCTTTTAATGGGTGGTCTCGGAGGAGGAGATTTTGGTCTTATATTTGGTAATCCAGGAGGTGGTAAATCATGGTCATTGGTTGCTTTAGGAGGCTGGGCTGTTAAATTAGGTTATAATGTACTCCATTATACTCTTGAGTTAGGTGCTGATTATGTTGGTAGACGATATGACGCTTTCTTTACTAATATTCCTGTAAATAAAATTTTACAACATAAAAATAAAGTTGAAGAAGTTGTACCATCATTGGAAGGACAATTGATTATCAAAGAATATCCAACAGGTAAGGCATCTATTTCAACAATTGAATCACATATTAAAAAATGTATTGATTTAGATTTCAAACCAGATCTAGTAATTATTGACTATGTTGATCTCCTTCGTTCAAAAAGAAAAAATAGTGAGCGTAAAGATGAAATAGATGATATTTATATTAGTACTAAGGGTTTAGCTAGAGAATTAAATATCCCCGTTTGGAGTGTATCTCAAGTTAACCGTGCTGGTGCAAAAGATGATATTATTGAGGGGGATAAAGCGGCTGGTTCTTATGATAAAATCATGATAACCGATGTTGCAATATCCTTATCAAGAAAACGCCAAGACAAAGTAAATGGAACAGGAAGATTTCACATTATGAAAAATCGCTACGGTATGGACGGCCTAACGTTCTCAGTGAAAGCAGATACTTCAACTGGTCATTTTGAAGTATCAAGTCATGTCATGGATGATGAAGACGAACCTCAAACTCAATCTAACAGCACTAATTTTGGAGGAATTGATTCAGTAGACAAAGCCCTTATTAGAAACAAATTTTTCGAACTAACAACCTAAATTTATTATTAAAAAAATGTTAACAACAGAATCACAAATTTTGTCGGAAATTACTACCCACCTCAAGTATGCAAAATACGTACCTGAAAAAAACAGACGTGAGACTTGGGATGAATTAGTTACCCGAAACAAAGAGATGCACATTGAAAGGTTTCCCAAATTAGCTGAGGAAATCGAATCCGCCTACAAGTATGTTTATGACAAAAAAGTATTGCCATCTATGCGATCAATGCAATTCGCTGGCAAACCTATTGAAATAAACAATGCCCGTATTTTTAACTGTTCCTATTTACCTATTGATGATTACAGAGCTTTTTCTGAAATTATGTTCTTGCTACTTTCAGGATGTGGAGTAGGGTACTCAGTTCAAACTCACCACGTAGATAAATTGCCTGAAGTAAGAAAACCACTTAAGTGGAAACGTTATTTAGTAGGTGATTCTATTGAAGGTTGGGCTGATGCTGTTCGTATGTTGACCAAAGCTTATTTTGGTTATACTTCAACAGGTCCAATATTTGATTTTAGAGATATTCGTCCAAAAGGTGCATCATTAATTACTGTTGGAGGTAAAGCACCTGGTCCTGAACCATTGAAAATTGCTTTAGTACATGTACAAGCTATTTTAGACCGTAAACAAGATGGTGAAAAATTAACAACTTTGGAAGCCCATGATATTATTTGTCACTTAGCTGATGCTGTATTGTCTGGAGGTATTCGTAGAGCAGCTTTGATCTCATTATTTAATTTAGATGACCAGGATATGTTAACTTGTAAATTTGGGAACTGGTGGGAAAATAATCCTCAACGAGGAAGATCAAATAACTCAGCTGTATTGTTACGTAGTAAAATTGATAAAGAAACATTTTTAGATTTATGGAAGAAAATTGAAGCATCTAATAGCGGAGAACCAGGTTTCTTATTTACAAATGATAAAGACGCGGGTACTAATCCATGTGCTGAAATTAATTTGAAACCAAACCAATTCTGTAACTTATGTGAAATCAATGCCTCAGATATTGACTCACAAGAAGAATATAATGCAAGAGCTAAAGCAGCAGCTTTCATTGGTACATTACAAGCCTCATATACTGATTTCCATTACTTGAGAGATGTTTGGAGAAAAACAACTGAAAAAGAAGCATTGTTAGGTATTGGTATGACAGGTATCGCTTCAGGAGCTATTTTTAACTTTAATATGAAAGAAGCAGCTAAAGCAGCAGTTGAAGAAAATGCTCGTATAGCTGAAATTTTAGGTATTAATAAAGCAGCTCGTGTTACTACAGTTAAACCATCAGGTACTACTTCATTAGTATTAGGTACAAGTTCAGGTATTCATGCTTGGCATGATGATTATTATATGCGTCGTATTCGTTTAGGTAAAAATGAAGCACTGTACCAATATCTTTCAGTTTATCATCCTGAAATGTTGGAAGATGATTTCTTTAAACCAGAAATTCAATCAGTAGTATCTGTACCACAACGTGCTCCTGAAAATGCAATCACACGTAAAGAATCAGCTATGGATTTATTAGAACGTATTAAAACAATTAATAAAAACTGGATTAAACCAGGTCATAGAAGAGGTTCTAATATGCATAATGTATCTGCTACAGTAACTATTAAACAAGATGAATGGGATACTGTAGGTGAGTGGTTGTATGAAAATAAAGAATATTTTACAGCTTTATCTTTCTTACCTGAAGATTTAGGTACTTATAAACAAGCTCCTTTTGAAACAATTACAAAAGAAGAATTTGATTCAGCAGTAGAATCACTACACGCTGTAGATTTATCAAAAGTCATTGAGATGGTTGATAACACAGCATTAATGGATCAAGCAGCTTGTGCAGGTGGAGCTTGTGAAATAGTTTAATATTTATCAGATATGTGGAATAGTATAAGAGAAAGAATTTTCCCGCTAATTATCGCACTCTCCGCATTATCTGTAAGTGCATCCGCGGCTTTTTATAGTGTAACTGGTCTCAGCTTATTATTTGCTGGGGCCAGTTTTGCTGTAATTATTATGGCCTCTTCTTTAGAGTTTGCTAAATTAGTAATAGCATCTTTATTATATCAATATTGGGAAAAAATAAATAAAATATTAAGAACCTATTTAACAGTAGCAACATTTATTCTTATTTTAATTACCTCAGCAGGTATTTATGGTTTTTTATCTGCTGCTTATCAAGCTACAGCTAACAAAGCCGGTATAATAGAAAACCAGATTAAACTTTTAGAAACCAAAAAGACATCTTTTGAAAAAATCAAAGGACAATATGAGGTAGAAAAAACATCATTAACAGGAAATATAACATCATTAAGAAATGCCTTGGGAAGCAATACTCAGTCTTATGTGGATAATAATGGCAATGTCATTAGTTATTCTTCCAGCGCAAACCGAAAAGCTTTTGAAAAACAGCTGGAGGTGGCTATCCAAAAAGACGAACAACTTACTACAAAAATTCAAACATACAATGACTCAATAATTAATCTTGAGACTCGAATTGTTGAAACACAAAATAATTCAGAAGTAGCGGCTGAATTAGGACCATTAAAATATTTAGCTAATTTAACAGGTGTTGAAATGGATCGAATTATTAACTGGTTCTTATTAGTTATTATTTTTGTATTTGATCCTTTAGCGATATCTTTAGTAGTAGCAGCTAACTTTGCTTTTGCTCAATTAAAGAAAAAAGATGATGCCTTATATCCTGACTCTCAGGATGAACCTGAGGATTCAGATATAAAACATGATTTTGAAAATGATGAAGAGTTAGAAGAGGCAAGTTTAGTAGATCTTCAAAAATGGGAAGAAGAAAAACCAATTCCTGTATTTATGGATCCTAAAACAGGAAAATTATACTATGAAGAACCTGACCCCATTGATACCTTACCAGATGAAGTTATAGATGAAATTTTAGAAGGTGAAGAGTTCACTATAGATAAAGATGATGATGGTGAAATAAGTGAAGAAGAATTATTAGATTATATTGACATTATAGATTTAGATAATAGTGGTAACATAGATTTAGAAGAAGCTAAAAAAGCAGGTGTGTCTCCTGAAATCTTAGACCAAATGAATAAACTTAAATCTTTATTAGGAGGTACTTTATCATCAGACCCAGGTACTTTAGGTATAAGAATGGAGATAGAATATTTAAAACAACAAATTCTCCAAGAAATTAATCGTATTAAGAAAAAAGACGACGACGATACTATCACAGTATTTTAAAATCTCTTTCGGAGAGGGTTACTCCTGGTTTGGCTCACCCAAACAGTGATGCTATATTTATATCATAATAAAGAAACAAGAAATAAAGGTTATGCAAAACATCAAAGTAGTAAAAAGAGGTCGTCCAAGTAACAAAAACGTTCAAAACGCAACTTTCGTTCCATCACTTATTGATTTTTCAAAAGTTACAAAATTGGACAATTTGAATATTGATCCTAAAATGATGGCCACTATGAAAACAGGTTTGGCTGTTGATAAATTGATTTCACATGAAGGTGGTATTCCAGCCGCAACTAATATTATGATGATTGGAGATCCAGGTGTTGGTAAAACAACTGTTTTGTTGGATGTTCTTTCAGCTGCTCAAAACAAAGGTAACAAATGTTTGTTTATCTCAGGTGAGATGGGTAAAAAACAAATGTTCAAATACACACAACGTTTTCCACAATTTGGAAATATTGAAACATTGTTTATGCAAGATTTTCTTGAGTATAATACTAAAGATGTAATTGAGCAGGTTTTGGACCGTGGTTATGATTTGGTTTTGGTTGACAGTGCTGCTGAAATTATTGATGGTGTTCGTGACGACAATAATTGGGATCGTAAAATGGCTGAGAGCTGGTTGGTTGATATTTGTGTTAAGAATAACAAAGGTGAGAATAAAGCAGAAAAATTCACATCATTTATGTTGATTCAACAAGTTACTAAAGCTGGTGTATTTGCAGGTTCTAACAAATTGAAGCACTTGGTTGACGCCATGGGTGAGATGCGCCGCGAATCAGAGCGTGATGGTGGAGCCACTTTTATCAACTTTACTAAGAACCGTAATGGTTTAGTTGATAATAAAATGTACTTTGAATTGTCAAATAGTGTGATCCGTTACGGAACCACTATTACAGCTTAAGGTTGTCCAACCTCAAAATGGACTGGAGCTACGAAGGCAAACAGGGGTGAAGTAATTCACCTCCTTGTTTGGCTTATCTAAATCAAGATGTTATATTTATATCATAATAAAGGTTATGGAATTAAATTCAAGAGAAAAAGTATTATTTAAAATTCATGTAAAATCTTACATTGAAATTATGGGTTGTTCTGAGGAAGAGGCCATAAAGTTAGCTGAGCAAAAAATTACCAATACAAGAAAGTTAGGTAAGGAAATGCGTAAAATAGGTTTCACATATTAATAATAAAAATTATGTTTAAAGCATTTGTAGGATACCAGATTGACGATAACGATAATGCAATTTTCGATGCGTCCGCAGATTTTGAGTCTAAAAGTGAAGCTCAAGATTGGGTTGAGTTCATGTTGAACATGAACGGAGAGTATGATTTTGCTACTATTGAAGAAGTAGCGGATGATTTTGAGTCACAAGTTAATGAGTTTGAAGCACAAGAAGAAGCTCGACGTGAGCTTGGAATTCCTAAAGATGTTTTTTAAATTATAAACAATGCATTCAAGAGAAACAGTTACCAAAAAACTCAAAAAACTTAAACCTCTTAAATACAGTCAATTTCGTTGGTGGAGAACATATCAAGTTCCTTCTACCTTACCTAAGTCAATTCATATTGAAAAAAGAATTCAAAATGGTGATTTTGAACCATCACCTTATTTTTGGATGGCTCAAGAAGCACTTTGGGAGAAACATGATTTAGACCAATTAGATCTTGAACCGTTTTATAGAGCAAAACGTGGTGGTTTACTTTTAGCCAAATATGAAAGACTAATGTATGATTTTGAAGTTGATGATAATGAGCGTCTTGATAGTTTTATCGATGCTATTTATGATTATTTTGAAGTTGATAAACAAGATGTAGAAAATGAAATAAAAATGTTTGGCAAATCAATATTATCTTATTATAATCATGCTTGTAAAAAATATACTGTTAGAAGAGTCGCTCCTAAAAGACGTGGCCGTCCTAAAAAAATAACTATATGAAAATATCACATGAAGTTCCTTTATTCCTGTTAGAAGATAGTCAAAAATTTAATGACTATGATTATGCATTAGTTCATTTACTAGAATCAGACTCTGATTATGCTGATTATTTTATAAAAGCAAAACAACAAGGACGTTATATTATTTTAGATAACTCACTTCATGAACTAGGAACAGCATATAACGATTCAGGTTTACTTTATTGGGTTGAAAAACTTCGTCCTGATGAATTTATTATTCCTGATGTTTGGGAAGAAGCAAATGCTTCTATAGTCAATGCTAGAAAATGGGCTCAAATTGAATTACCTGATGAAGTAACTAAAGTAGCAGTTGTACAAGCAAAAACAATCAGAGAAGCAATTACATGTTATCAAACATATAAAGATTTAGGATATAAAAAGATTGCTTTTTCATATGGTGGTAGTTATTATTTAGAGTACTCATCACATCCTAATAAAAATCTAGCTAAAGCATTAGGTCGAATTGAAGTAGTAACTCGTTTATATAATTCTAAAATTATTAGTCATGTAGATAGAGTACATTTATTAGGTTGTCAAGTACCACAAGAATTTAGTTGGTACAAAGATATGCCCTTTATTGAATCAATTGATACATCAAATCCTGTTATGGCTACTATTGATGGTTTGCCTTATACAACAAATGGTTTGACTGAAAAACCAAAAGCCAATATGAATGATCATTTTTATATGGCTGCTGAAGATATGGATTTTGAATTATTAGATTGGAACATTAAACATTTTAGAAAACTACTTAAATAATGCAAGTATTTCTCCCATATCCAGACTTTAAAAAGTCACTTGAGTCCTTAGACAATAAACGTTTAGGTAAACAAAGAGTTGAAACTTATCAACTTATAGCAGGACTAGAAGGCAGACCAACATTAACTGGTAAGCCATACTCTAAAGGTAGAGTAAACCATCCTATAAGTAAGATGTTTCGAAATAATATACCTGCGTTAAAACATTATTTAAATGTGTCTATAGACGTTTGGGTTGAAAGAGGTAAAAATAATACTATGAAAAAAGAAGAAATCAATGAGGAAATTATTATGCCTTTTTGGTTTGGAAATGAAGATTTTCATAGATCACATAGGGCAAATTTATTAAGAAAAGACGCTGATTATTATGGTGCTCATGGTTGGAATGAAAATCCTGAATTACCTTATAGATGGTACGATATGGATAAAAAACAATGGTATGACCAAACAGCAGGAACAAAAGAAAAAATTTACTTAAAATGAACAACATAGATACAAATCCAGCATGGGAAAAAATGTTTAAAGAAGTTTTAGACGAAATCCTTAAAAATTGTGCCTTCCTTAGCTTGGAAGACTATCAAGAATTAATTAAATTATCAAATAAAAAAAATAATGAATAAACAAGCAGTATTGTCACTAAGTGGAGGTATGGACAGCTCCACATTGTTGCTTCATCTACTTGCCGAGGGCTATGAAGTGACAGCACTGTCTTTTGACTATGGTCAAAAACATCGAGTTGAACTTGAGCGTGCTCAAGATTTAGTAAATTATTTAAATGGGTGTTCTCAAAAAACAGAGCAAGATTCATTAGGTACTATTACTGTAACTGGAGAAAATTATCCCCAAATTAATTATCAAGTAATTAAACTTGATGGTTTAAGTCAATTACTTAATTCATCACTTGTAACTGGAGGAGATGATGTTCCTGAAGGTCACTATGCTGAAGAAAATATGAAAGCAACAGTTGTACCTAATCGTAATAAAATTTTCTCATCAATTATTCAAGCTGTAGCTTTATCTATTGCGAATGCTAAAAATACAGAAGTACATATTGCTATGGGGATACATGCAGGTGATCACAGTATTTATCCAGACTGTAGACAAGAATTTAGAGATGTTGATTATGAAGCATTTGTAACTGGTAACTGGGATGCTGAAAAAGTAAAATATTATACCCCATATTTACTTGGTGATAAATTTGATATTTTACAAGATGGAGAAAAATGTTGTGATAAATTAGGTATTGACTTTAATGCCGTATATAAACGCACTAACACGTCATATAAGCCACTAATGCATATTATTTATGATGATTATGACAATCCATCTCCTGAATGGTTTAGTGATTATAAATCAGCATCTTCAGTTGAGCGTGTAGAAGCATTTATTAAATTAGGTCGTCCTGATCCTGTAAGTTATGCAGATGAGTTTGGACCAGTAACTTGGGAATTTGTAAAAGAGTATGTATCTTCAGTATTAGATGACTACGCGAAGACAGTATAGAAAATCAAAACCTTACCCCTCAATGTATGTGGTAATTAACAAAGATGGTGAAGTTTACACTGGTCTAATGAGAGGCAATGTTAGTTGGTCTTATGACTGGTCTGAAGCTAAACCCTTATTTAAAGAATCAACAACTTGGCTCCTGAAACATAATCCAGGAGCTGAGTTAATTAATGAAAAAGAATTATAATGAAACACCCAGATCCAAAAAAACATCAAATTATCAGTTTTGTTAAGTCAGGAGTGCGTATTTTAGGTTATGGACTTATTCCATTTAGCTTGGTTACTGCAACTATTGTACTTATATTAAGTGAATTAATTGGAATTATTGAAGAATTAGTATGAAAAGATTATTTTATTTTACAGCACCATGGTGTGGACCATGCAAAATGCTAAGCCCAACTATGGATAAAGTAGCAGAACAAGTACCTGTTGAAAAGATTAATATTGATTATGAAATCGATAGAGCTAAAGCAGCAAATGTTATGAGCGTACCAACAGTAGTACTTACTGAAAACGGACAAGAAGTTCGTAGGTTTGTAGGAAACAGAAGTTATCAAGACATAATGAATTTTATTAACAATGGGTAAATATCAATCAACAAAATTATTTGACAATTATTCAGTTGCAATTCGTCAATGGAAAGCTCAACATTCACATTGTCAATTACTTCATGGTTATGCTTTAGAATTTAAAGTATGGTTTGAATCAGTTGAACCTCTTGAAGAAAATCAATTGGATGAAATGAATTGGATTCAAGATTATGGTGGGTTTAAATCTACAGATGCTGAACCAACACCTGGTAATGGCTTGAAAGATTGGATGAATTATATGTGGGACCATACCTTATTAATTGAAAAGGATGACCCATATTTGGATTTGTTCCAATCAATGAACCCAACAGTTTGTCATTTGCGTGTTATGGATAAAATTGGAGCTGAATCAGCAGCTAAATTAGTTTATGATAAGTTTAATGATGTTTTATCTAAAACAGGTGGTGGACGAGTTAAGGTGACAAAAGTAGAATGTTGGGAAGCTAAAAATAACAGTTCAATTTACGTAGGAGAATAATTATGGATCACAATAAAGTAACAGAAAAACAATGGAATATTCAAGAACCAGGTCGTATCACTGACTATGATAAAAAGATTCCAGTATTAGAAATTTATCCTTGTGTTCAAAGTGAAGGTTCAAGACAAGGTCGTCCTACAATAGCTGTTCGAGTTACAGGTTGTACTCATAGGTGTTGGTTTGGTGAAGGTGGTTGGTGTGATTCTTGGTACACTTCAATTCATCCTGAAAAAGGAATTTATACATTTAATGATATTGTTAAAATGTATGATGAAAATCCTCATATTAGGGAAATGATGTTAACTGGAGGTTCACCAACTATGCAACCTGCTTTAGTAAATGAATTGACTCATTTTGCTTGGGAAAGAGGAATATTTATCACCATTGAAACAGAAGGCTCTCATTTTATTAAAACCGATTACCCAATTGGGCTCATATCTCTTAGCCCTAAGTTTAGTAATTCTATCCCTAAAATTGACGTCAATACGCCGATGGGTAAGTTGGTTGACCAAAAAATGATTGACCAACATAATAAGTTTAGACTTAATTATGAAGCAATGAGAATGATGTTAGACCAACATGGTGATTACCATTTCAAACCAGTATGGGATGGTACTGAAGAGAATTTCCAAGAAATTGAAGCGTTTAGAGAGAAAATGGAAATTCCAAAATGGAAAACATGGTTGATGCCTGCAGGTGATACTCGTGAAACATTAATTGAAATGTATCCTATTTCAATTGAAAAATGTATGAAAGAAGGTTACAATTGGACAGGTAGAGATCATATTATTGCTTATGACACTAAGAGAGCTGTTTAATGGATCTGTTAGCAACCCACCCAGTTAAAAAATCAGACTTAGGCTTTCACGGTAATTTATTCGGTGGTAAATTACTTAGCTGGATAGATGCCGCGATTGCAGCCTATGCAATGGAAATATGTCATACCAACAGTATGATTACAGTTTCATTAGATAAATGTATTTTTAAACGACCTGCTAAAGAAGGAAACTTAGTTAAAATTTACGCTCAAGTTTCTAAAATAGGAGACACATCAGCTACTTTTGAAGTTGAAGCTAGATCTTATAATGTGTTTAGAGAAGATGAAAAATTAATCTTAAACACAAACATGACTTTTGTTAGAGTAGATAATGAAGGTGTTCCTATTTCAATATCAGAAACAGTAAAAAATAGATTCACATCTTAATATTTATAAAAATGAATAATTTAAAATTTAAATATTTTTACAGCCCAGGATGCGCTGCCTGTAATCAAATGAAACCCTTTATTTCTAGATTTAAAAATGAATTAAATATAGAAATGATTAATAACGATGAGGATGAGATCTTATCAGAAAGTTATAAAGTTGATTGGTTACCTACATTAGTTATGGAACATGAAGGCAATACCTGGAAATTTGAAAGTCCAAAAGCAATTGAAGAGTTTTTAACAAAAGCATCAAATGGTTCTCTTTAACGAAAAAGAAATTCAAGACAAAGTAGGTGAAATGGCCTACAACATTAAAAAAAGACATCACGAACAACCTCCTGTATTTATTTGTGTTTTAAACGGGGCGTTTATGTTTTTCACTGACTTAGTGAAACATATGGATGATTGTCATATAGACTTTATAAGGGCGAAATCCTACAACAATACCACACAGGGTGAAATCCAAATCACAAAACAAATTGAAATGGATATTACAGGAAGAGATATTTATATTGTTGATGACATTTATGATTCAGGTAATACTATGAATAAATTAACTCAACATCTTCAACAATCTAATCCAAAATCAATTACTCCTGTCACTCTATTTAAAAGACATACAGCTAAAAATAATGATTTAATTTATGGTTTTAATTTAGAAAATGAATTCTTTTTAGTTGGGTATGGATTGGATGGAGAAAATGATTTAAAACGCAACCAGAAATATATTACTGGATTGATGGGTGGTGATTAACAATTATTAGTTTTAATTTGGTTTTTTTAAAATAAGTTATTATATTAAAGTTATATGAGTATTGAAAACAAACGTCGTAAAAAACATGATGGTATTGAATGTGTTCCTGTAGGGTTTGCAAATGGAGTAGCACCTGGTTTTCCATTCACAGACAAAGAAAAGGAATCAATGATTAATGAAGCTGAAGAAGCGTTTGGTAAGTTTCTTGATGCTTTAAAATGTGATTGGAGGAATGATCCTAATTCAATGGAAACACCTCGCCGTGTTGCTAAAGCATATGTAAATGATCTATGGAAAGGTCGTTACAACAACTTTACAGAAATTACCTCATTTCCTTCAGATGGGTATGATGGAATTATTATTGAACGTAATATTCAACTTACTTCAATGTGTTCACATCATCACCAAACAATTCGTGGTGTAGTTCATATTGGATATGTAGCTGGAACAGATGGTCAAGTAATTGGTTTATCTAAGTTGAATCGTATTGTTGAGCATTTTGGTCGTCGAGGAGCTATCCAAGAACAATTAACATCAGCAATCCATCAAGCAGTAGATAAAGTATGTGAAGGTAACAGAGGTGTTATTGTTACTGTAGTTGCTACCCACAACTGTGTAAGTTGTAGAGGTATTAATCACCAAGGTGCAGCAATGGTTACAACTAAAGCATCAGGTGTGTTTATGGAAAACGAAAATCAAGCACGTAAAGAATTCTTTGACAGCTTGAAAATTAATAACGGTCATATTTCAATCTAATGAAGCTAGGTGGTTTTGTTGAAAAAGTAATTAAAATTATTACTTTAGGGCAAGGTCATCGAATTGCTCTATACATAGCTAAAAAAATGGGCTATGATGATTGTGGCTGTAAAGCAAGAAAAGACAAGTTAGACTTGTTTTGGGATAAAATTTTAAATAAATTAAAATAATATGTTATTAAACTCAAATCAAATATCAAATTACATTAAAGAATCAGACTATTCAAAACGAGCCCAAATTGGAATCGATTTGTCAGCTGCTAAAATTGAACGCATTGATGTAGGTTCTTCTGTTTATACAGATAAAACCCACATTGATCCATCAGGTTACCATGAAGTAGAAACTATGAGTATTGATGGTAAAGATTGTTGGCGTTTGGAACGAGGTGTTTATTCTGTTACCTTTAATG